TCCACAATCATTACACTTCTGATGTAACTCCACAAAAGCCATCAATGCACCTCCTGACTAGTACCGAAACGAGAAAGGTAACGAGACTCCAGCTGCTTATCATCCATCGCTTCAAACTCCATCGCAAAAAGATTAAACAACATGTTCATTGCCTCCATGTAGTTGATGTTGTACATATGATCTTCAGTTAACTCTTCAATCATACGAGTACGTTCTGCTTGTTCCATGTTACCTCCTATTTAAATAGTAATATGTATTAGTAATACTTAATACTAATGCATAGTACTTACTGTATAGACTATATAGATTAGTATACCACACTACGCTTTCTTTTGCCAATGGATTTATCGGCACTATTACCTCTTGATTTACTGCGCGGTTTGTGCGTCTTAACATATCGGCGTGTATTCCTTGCCATACCTTATCTCCTCCTCGTCATTAATATGTTCCAAAAAAGCACGTAGTTTGCCTGAACGTTTGAGCTTTGTCAACGCTTGGTACTCAATGATACGTACCATCTGACGGCTGATACCTAGCTCGTCCGCAATCTCTTGATGTGTCATGTGGTACGTAAGATAGTTACTCCTCTTTCCCACCGTCTCTCTCCTCCTTGTACTTGGAGATATCATCCTCGTGATACTCCTCTGCATAGTCCCAGATACAACGATCACCTTCCCAATAGTCTTGGTAATCGTCATGCCATACTTCCCATTGTTCACGTCCCATAATAAATCTCCTATTACCCGAACCTAATTACTTAACATGCTCAACAATAACCTGCGTGGTGTCACGCTTGTAGCATAGTAAACAATCCATACACTTCTGTCCAGTGCAGTTAGCTTCACCATCGTACGACTCCGACACGTTGTTAAATACACGGTCGAACCCACGAGGTGGAGATGACAGCACCTTATCAATCGTCGGATTACTATAAACAAGAATCATATTATCAGGTACATGATGCAGATTCTTACGCACGATACCCACACGTTTAGTCCACAAGGCAAAGGTAGAATGTGGGTTGTCTTCAGCTATCGCACATAAATTACGGAAGTGCTGCTCGTTTATCAACTCTCCGTGGCCGTGGAACCGCACAAATGCACCGGAGGTACGAGGCAGAATGAACTCAGCATCACTCGCAAGTACATCACTATTTCTCTGGAACGCTGGTTGACAGTTCTTCCTATAACTAGAAAGCATACTCATGCTGTAGCACTTTCCGCATATCTTATCGGCATCGGGTCTACTGGACTCCTGAATACAAAACGGGTTCGTAGCTGTATTGGTATTGATTGCTTGTATACCGTCCAGCTTACCCGTCATCTTACTTACGCTTACGGTTGGGATCATAGATCACCTCCTCTCTGATTACACGACACACCTCGCCGCTGTTGTTGTAACTATCGCAGAAGTACTTTGCGTTGTCAAACGTACTGTACCAATCAGACCCATCAGGGCTACGATCTACCCAGTCATACACATCATCTTTCCACTTCTGCACATTGAACCACGTATCAATAGCCATACATTACACCTCCACATCATAGACCGTAATGGTCTCTTCATCTTCATCACGGTACACCTGCACATCATCCTCGTTCCAGTCAATAGTACAATCCAACTCGTTGATAGCGAAGTCCATTGCAGCTTGCTCCGCATCATCTTCATCACGAGCCTTGACACTGACACGACGACTGACAGTGATAGTCACCTCATACACGTACACATGCTCCTTCATCTTGTCATGGATCTCATCCAACTTACGCACTGCTTCGTCGAGTAATACTTCTAACTCCTCGAACTCAGTGTTAATCGGACTGTTGATTACATCGTACTCAATAGCACCACGTATCGTATTGATGCGCCGACGATGCTCCACTACTTCTTCCCTACTTGTTAAGAGATTTGTACTCATAATCCTTCAACTCCTCGTATGTTAAGTTACACTGCTGTTCAAATATATCTTTCATCTCTGAAAGAAATCGTTCGCATTCCTCCACTGCCACAATATCAATAAGACCTATCATGTCATCGAACTGTGTAAATGGAGCGGCTTCGTTTAACTCCCTGTAAGCCCTCATAGATTTAACCTTCAACTTCAGTATGTTACTAGTCATGGCTAGTCATCTCCTCTAATTGATTGTAAATACTATCAGCATACTCATTGGATGAGTAGTCACTGATCACCTCAATTGGATAACTATCAAAGTTATCATCCTCCACGTTGCCATACACAAACATGAACCACGCTACATACTTGTGTTCTTTACGGCTCCACACAGTAACGTCATCGTAGTCACACTCACCCATGTTGTCTAGCACAGTGGAATGCTCACGTGAACGCTCAACATCTGGGCCTTCACCCTCACCACAGACAGTAATACTTTTGTCCGGGTCACGTAGGACTACGTCAACAAAGCATTCTGCCACCTGCCTTTCTTTCACATTCATAGTTACTCCTCCCATTCATCACAACACTTCTTACACATATACAGACTGCACCTGCCCTGTATACCTAAGTCCAAGCGAGCGGCAATAAGTATCTCTCTCGTCCACGTATCCTCATCTGGAAAGAGATCCTGCACCAGTCGCTTACTATTAATGTACCAGTTCCATGCATCACCGTCAACGATGCGCGTATGCACATCACCACATGACATACACCTAGCTGATACCTTCTTCTTGTTAAACAGATCCACCACTTCACCCATCACTGCTCTCCTCTACATTTATTACAAATGTTTTTCTTACTAACTGTGTCATACAACAACCAATCAAACACCACCTTGGTTGTACACACATCACACTGCTGGTGCCACTCACTGTTCTGACTCCAGAACCCAAGGTAAGTGGAACGATAAGGATTTTTGAATCTTCCCATACATCCTCCTTATGAACACGTATACCCGTTAGGTTCGATGCATAACCACATCGTCCACCACTTCACCACGACAGCACCATCGCCACCAATCATAGGCTCAACACTACGCCTGAACTGTCGGTACGTCATACCGTTATCGTGATCCTTCCACTTCCGCAACAACGCCTGTTGCTGGGCCTTCGTAATACTAATCATCACTCACCTCTCTCATCTAACCATAGCGCCCCACTAAACAAGAGCGCTGATACTGTTAATAACAGGACTACATCCCACCACGGCTGCCATTGTTCAAACATAATAACGTCTCCATTTTTAACCCTAGGGTTATTTTTGTGATGCGCCACACGTCCACATATAACGCAAACGAATGACCACCAAACCTATTATCTCATATGGTTATAATGGTGTCAAGTCACATTCACAGTATGAATGTCATCGCTTTTTTACAGGCACAAAAAAACCCGCACAATGGCGGGCTTTAAAGGTTACTACTACGGTTAGAGCGAGGGTAAGAACGGCGGTTTCCATACGCGTTGCCACCAGTTACCAAGTTCGGTGTCAATCACTAGAACAAACCAAACGCCGTCGCGATTTTGATATTTCTTTCCTTTATAAACCATTTCAACNNCNNNTGNTTAGTGCTTACTAGGTACAGCGGACCANACNTTATCGAACGTCTCACGGTTAGCGCTCAATTGCTGAATGAGATTGAAAACTTCATCCGGTGTGTGCGAGTGCTTTTTACAGTTAGCGATGTAACCCGCTAATAGTTCTAGAGGATTCTGAGAGTCTTTATCGAGTACCTCACCCGACTCCGATTCAGTCTCACCCGACTCCGATTCAGTCTCATCCGATGGCGGCGTTAGTGCCTCAGCTAATCCCTTAACCGACTTGATACCGTTCTCATCGATTAGGCGATGAAGCAGTGCTTTACCTTCATCCGGTGTCGAGACTCCCCATGATTCACAGAGTTTCTTATCAAGGTTGAACGCTACTTTAAACAATCGAGTAACTCGACTCGCTTGGTTGGCTGCGCCTTTACCTTGACCGTCCGTTGATCGCTCAGTGTAGTACTCAATGAGACTAGCACGAATCGGTTTCAAGTCTGCCTTGGTTACATCCTTGGTATCGATCAATTTAACGATCTTATCCAATTCGGATTGGCGGGCTTTATCGATAGCTTTAT